CAAGGTCGCGCCGCTCCATCACCACGACGCAATCGTCACCATTGTTGGCCAGGCGGAGCTTGACGGATCGCTCCAGACCTAACCGGTACACCAGTGCACACATGATGAGGCAGTTGCCAAGAGCGGTGTTCATGTCACCGCTCATGCGACTGCCACTCACGCGGTACCTCAACCGCCCATCATCGGCCTGGAGGTAGCACTTGTTGTCGATCTGTCCGCGAAGCAACCAGCGCAAACGTGCCCGATCGCTCTCCGGAAAGCACTGCAGATACACTGAGTGCTCCCATTGCAGCATCTCGGGCCGGACGTGCTGGTCAAACCTCGATGCGTCCAAACCGACGGCCACTGGGTCTGAGAAGGTGTCCCACATCCCCCTCAGATGGTGTGCGACCTGCTCGGCCGTATACCCCTTCATCACTGTCGGCCCGCCGAACACCTCCTGGATCGCTTTGTAGATCGCATGCTCCAGGGGCCTCAGGTACACTCCGACCTCAACATTGTACCTCGGGTCACGCGGTTGAATGACCCTGGGTGCGGGGTCAGGCTTTGCCGTGAAGTTGATCTTCTCGGCCTTCACGAACGCTTTCTTCACGCCGAAGTCGCCCACTGTTAGAGGGCGCTCCTCCAGGCTCGCCACGGCCCGTTGGTAAACACCAAGGCGCCGGCCCGAATAGTACCCCAGGAACTGCTCCCGGGTGATCGGACGGTGCACACCGAGGTGCTTCCCAATGGCCGCTTTGAACCCCCTCAGCGTCAAGTGCGGTCGTGCGGTGCATGGTGGTGGGGGCTGCAATTGCCCCGCTGCGTCGGGTGACCTGAACACCCGCTCTACCAATGCACGCGCCCCGTTGTTCAGGGAGTTATTGTGCACTCCAAACACGGCTGGGCCAGAAACCCCTGGAAAAACTGGCACCTGCCTGCTGCGGACGACCCCGTGCTTGCTGGCCCGGATGCCACAGTCTTGGAAGTGGGGTGTGCGATCAACCCCCGTCTCCCTGCCGGGCACAAGCACTGGGCCCCCCTACGCCCGCGGTGTGCCGGCCAGTGCCCGCATGGCGCCAGCAACGCGGGACCTGCGCAGCTTGGCAGCCAGCACATCGTCGATCGTGGGGACGAACAGCATCTCCACCACAACGGGAATCAAGCCGCAGGCGTCCTTGTCACGCATGTCGGCCTTCTTCATCTCCTCAGCCAACCACCGCTTCGCGCAAATGCGGTCCGCGGCGCTGTCCTTGAGCTCGCCGAAGTGGAGCTTGGCCTTGCGGATCCATTCGACCGTGGCCGCCGACAGTTGCTTGTCGATGGCGTCCAGCCGGTCCTCCGCCAAGGTGCTGCCGATGGTGGTGCAATCCCCCGCACCAACCATGTCCGCAACGTATGCCTCCATCTCATCACTCGTCACCTGCAGAGGCCGTGACACGAGCAGCGCGCCAGCAGCTGCCGCACACGCCGCAAGGCCCACCGACCGGTGGGTGCCAGACGCGACCAGGCCCAGCAGGGCGCCACCCGCGCACGCATAAGCTGCCGGGCGCCGCCAAGCGTAGCACAACCCGCGAATCCGATCCCACACGGTGTGGCTCACGGTCAGCTGGGAGCCATAAAGGCTCACAGTCACCGCAGCAGATGAAGAGAAGGTCTGCCCCTGGGGGAGCAGGGAGGGGAAAACGTTCCATCGTGCGTAATCCATCGGTTTTACCGTTCTCACCGGCGATACAAAGGCCA